CCGTGTTCTCATATTGTTTTAGCCTCTCATAGCACCTGGCGCTTTGGCAGATATCCCCCTCTCTCAGGCGCTTACAGGTAGGGGCCATACCACATTTGTCGTGACAATAGTCGTCGGTCTTACCGGTCAGCCTCTCCATTTTCACACTCCACTCAATGTTTTTTACCCGGTCCCGCTCCTCCGCCCGCTTAGAGTTGTTCCAGCGGTCGATGGTACCCACCAGGTAGCCGGTTATCCGGCGTATGCGCTCGAAGCCGACGCCGGCGCCGATGATTTTATTTTCCTTTTTAGGGTTGTTCATGTCTCTGTCTCCTTGCTGATTTATTGTGCGTTCCCCAACATTGAGAATTCCAGCTTTCGGTGTCCTCTGGCAATATTCTTTATTCCACCACTTCCTACATCCTTTACAGGAAAAACCTTTGCAGGCGGCATCGAATTTCTTTAGCGCTCCACATGGAGAACACTTAGTATCCATATTTTCTTTTGTGAATCCCGCATCGAAAACGTCATTCATGATCTCAATGAATTTTTCTTGATTCGTCATTCGTCTTCCTCCTTATCTCGTTCGTCTGCAAAAACGACATAATTGTTGTAATGGAAACCAAGTTCATCACACTTCTGGATCGTTGACGTGCCGCCGCTGTGATGCGTTTCCCAAAGCAATAGCCGCTGAACTATCTCAAAGTAGGAAAACTCCGCCACGAACCGCTCCTCGCTGCTCTCTGGCTCAATGGACAGTGCATCCAGGTACGCCTCAAACAGGCCGGTCAATTCCCGCATCAGGGAGATACAACCTTTGACGATCTCCGCTTCTGAATGGCTTTCAATGTGTTCCATTTTCCGCCTCCTCCGGGCTTATCTTCTCAAACTCTATCACCCAGACCCAGGGATCGGCGCCCCAGCCATAGAGGGTGCGGTCTTTTGGCTTGATGGTGCTGTTCCACGCAATCCTGAACCAACTCGGTCCACTCGGTAAAAGCTCACCTGTTTTTGTGCTGTAAGCCCACTCTTTGCATCCCTCAGCATCTATCTGATCGGGTGCGATATCCTGCAACCTCTCCACCCGCACATCCGTCACCCGCAGGAAAATCCGCGCGGCCTCCCGGGGCATGTGGATGGAGGGACGCCACTTTATGTTTTGTACCGGCGAATCTGCTTTGTACCAAAATGTATAAGCCGCAGGCTGACACCACGTCTCACGCACATACAGGAGGTCGCCGGGGCGCTTGCAGCACCTTGCCGGTATGGTGAATATCTCGCTCTCTTGCCGTATGCTCATATTTGCTCTCCCTTAGTCTGGCGGGTTTATACTTACGATGATGGCCTTTATCCAAGGGAGTGCGTCATAAACTTTCCGGCATTGGCTATCGATGTCCGGAAGCCTGTAAAATTCCTCGACTCTCGCTGTGATAGTAAAGCTCCACTGTGGGGTATGTGACGTCCTCAAAGCCCCCCACCGAGAACTCATAGACCAGGTAGGGCAGTATCGCGTCATCCGGAACGTCCGTGGTAGCGTAGGCCGGGATGCCGAAGGATGAAAAGAGCTGGTGGAGGGCAGCGGCTTTGGTCATGGGTTCACCTCCAATTTTCCGCTCATTAGTTCCGGCAGCATAGCGTCCCGCAATTCTGCTAGTAGACGATTTTCTTCTTGGTTCAAATAGAAAATATGCTGTTTCCACATCGGGAGAAAGAAACTGATAAGACTGGATAAAATCTCCTTGTCCTGATTGTCAACTCTGAACTCATTTTTGTTTTTGGAAAGCGTAATATAGCGTCTGCTTTCATAATGACCGCCCAGAAGTTGAAATGTTTTGTCAAGCCCTGCATCGTCTGTCTGCTTTTCCAGTTCCGCAACCTCGTACAGCCCGATTGCTTTTGCAAGCGTTTCATTGCAGGTGATTTTGATAACGCTTCGCTCTCTGGAAACGCGGTTGATGTCTGCCATGATGTCGGCGAAGGGTCTGTGTTGTGTTTCCCGCTCTTGGAACGCTATATATCTTGACGGGACGATGTTGTAGTCGCTTTTTTCGATTTCCTCAATGTTGACTTCATGCGAAAACTCCGCCACACTATCACAGTTACCGCATACGGTGGCAATCACATCATCCGGCAGAACATTAACCGTCTTGTAGTATGTCCTGTTTTCGTGACTTGCGCCGCCGTACTGCCCGTTTTGGTCTCTCTGTTCCTGCACTGCTTTTCTACGACAGTCATAAAATTTCACAGACTTATTATCGCTCGAAAATACAATTACACAGGTTGGGATGCTGGTGGCCTCGAACATTTTATCCGGCAGCAAAATGACACGCTCCACCATACCAGCGCCTAACAGGTATTCCCGGATTTCTTTTTCCGGCTCACTGGACAACACGCCACATGGCAAAACAAAGGCGCACCGCCCGTTCGGCTTCATACGGTCTAACGCCGTCAGAACAAAAGCGAAATTGGCATTTGAAGAGGGCGGGATTGGCTTGCCCTGAAAACGACTGTCTGCTAACATTGGCGCTGGAGCGCCCCATTTCATATTGTATGGCGGGTTTGAAATTACCTCATCGGCCATAATGTATGGGGGTTGCCGGATTTCCTGTATTTCAGAGAACCGAGAACCGGGGGACAGCTTGTACCCCTTTGCAAATTCCATCGTCAAGGCGTTTCTGTTCAGCACATAGCCGCCCATGTTCCGCACTGCCATATTGAACAGCAGCAGTGGGATTACCTGTTCGTCCAGTTCTTCGCAGATAAATGTTTTGTTTGGATTCTGCGCCCATTTCTGGATAGTCAGCGCTCCGCTTCCGGCGCACAGGTCATAAACCACATCCCCGCCAGTTTCAGTGGATACAGCGCAAAGTTTGGCGATGCTCTTTGGCGTATAGTCCTGCATCTTTTCTTTGCGGTCGGCATAGTAGTATTGGAAAATCTTTTGCAGTTCGTCCGTTTGCAAATCACCGCCCACCATCTCCACATAGGCGGAAAAAACATCGTTTTTTTGCGGGGACATCAATGTCCTTAGCACCGTCCTTGGCAAATCTCCGTCTGCACATATTAAGTTTTGAAATCCTTTTGTCAGTGCGGACAATTCCATTTTCTCACCCCACAGGCAATGTAAATTCCTCCGCCGTCACCTGCGAAAACTGGAACGAAGCCCGTTTTGGCGTTTGCACATCGTCCCCGTCCGAGGTGACGCGAAATATCTTGTCGTCTGACAAACGGCGGAATATGTCGTGATACTCTAGCGTTGCGTTAGGTTCACAGGTGACGGTATATATGCTAGTAACCCCCTGTTTCTCCGCCGCACGGGCCTGCATGGAGGAATCACAGACCACTGCGGCAGTAAATTCCGCCCCATCCTCCCAGCTGGTGATAAATCCGCCCTCTCCGTCTGGGACCCGCTTTCTTTCAATCAGCCTGCATGGCTCCATGTACTCTTGTAAAAGGCTCAATATACTACCCCTTTCTATAATGCTTGACTTTCGCGCCAAGCTACGGTAAAATAAAAGTAAACTAAGGTAAAGGAGGCCTGTTTATGCCAACCGAAAAGGAACGACTGGACGTATTGAAATCCATGGCTTTTGACCTGTTACAGATTTTTAAAGCAGATCCAGACAAAAGCTATACGCCGGAAGAGTTGGAAAAACTTCTTGTGGCCTATATCAAGGGGATCGAACAAAGTTGATGGACTTTATGGGCGGGGATACCCGCCCTTTTCTTTTGCCTATAACTTCCTCCAGGGATTTAGCCGTGCTCTAAAAGCCCCCTGCCAGCCACCAGAGCCGGTGCCGTCTCCCGCGCCGCTCTGCTTGCTGTAGCTGTAGCCGCCAAAGCTCTCGCTGGTGTAAGGGCTGTCCAGAATATTTCTGTACTTCTCCTGCCACCCGGCAATCTCTACGGCTAGCTCCTCTACCGCCTTAGGCACCGCCAAGGCCCATATAGTCCCGGTGAAGGTTTCATCCTTCAACAGCGGCATATCCGGTCCATACCGGTACAGCCCATCGTTGAACACGCTGCCACAAATACGAAAGTATTGGCCCTCATGGAGGAAATCCAGCGCCATACCGCCATCCTTTATTATGTAAGTTCCGCTAACAATCTCCCGCTGAAACCAGTTATGAATGTGTAGAAGTACCTGTTCCAGCATCATTCCGCCTCCCTTGTGTTATTTGCCTGCGGCTCTTGCGGGCGCACTCTGGGCGGTTTGAACCGATGCGCCAGAAGCCGCGCCAATGGTGCCCTTCACAACGCCCTCGGCGTACTCCACCAGCAGCTGTATGCCGCTCATGACCAGGCTCTCTATCTGAGCCCGCTCCTCGTTACGGTAGCCGCTGTTGATTCCGATAAGGCCGGTCTCGTCGGCAGTCAGCCCGAAGGCGGACGCTACGTCGCCGTTCATAGTCAGATAGTACATGATAAAGTTTTCCTTGGCAGTTGCCACGAAGGTGCCCTTGGTAATTCTGGATGTGACTATCACCGTGCCCAGGCCCAAAAAGTCTTGGATATAGTTCATTCCGAAAGCGGTCTGAGTGGTGATAGCCGCAGACGCCAGGTATTCCGAGATGTCCAGCGGGTTCAGAAAGTAGACCGCCTGGGTGGTGTCATCCTCAAACTTAACCTGGAGCTGGCCCCATGCGGCGGCGAGAGCGCCCTGTAGGTCCGCTCCGGACACCGGGGTAGAATCTGTTATAGATCCGTTTAAAAACTCAAAAAGATTTTTTCTGACGCTTACCTGTACGTCCTTTAGCAAGGCCGCGTCTGTTTCCCGAACTGCCGCGGTATAACCAGCCTTTTTGATTGCTTCAGCGGTTGCGGCCTTTCGCCATTTGTCCAGGCTAATCTCCCCTACCGGGGTCTTTTCTATCTCGTACTGGCTCAAGGGGATAATCTCGCCCTCGGCCACTTTGCCGCTCTGAAGTTCCCCTTTGGTGGTATAGCAGTACATCGTCGTCCCCTCCATCATGGGGATTTTTCTGGTAACGCCCAGCACCTCCAACAATTTTGCCAGACTCTTGTGCTGAAACTGCTGGACGAAGTCCACCTCTCGGGCTTTCTTCATCTGCTCCTGCGTTATCAGGTTGGTCTCAGCCGTAGTGTTTACTGTAGCCATAATTTACTCCTTTCACTTAATGCCAAACAGATCCATGTTCTGTGCAATCGCTTGTTGTCTCTGCGAGGCATCCTTGATTTCCATAATTTGTTCTCTCGTCATTGTGTTTTTGCCGGAATTTGTAGGAGGAAAGGCTGTTTCGGCCCCTTTGATTTCTGTGGTCTCGATAAAATCTACCCACTCGCTCTTTGCGCTTTCCAGTAGCTTGTCAGCCCCCTTGAGCTCGCCCTTCTGGGTCAGCTCAAGGCTATCGATATCTGTCACCTTAAGCACGGTGGGAACCCGCTTTTCTCCTATTCCCGCCTCTTTCAAAATAGTCCTGTATGCGGCCTCTTTGGCGGCGTAAGCCTCCTTTTTTGCCTGGTCGCCCTTGTAGGCTTCAAAATCATTTGCAAGGGCCTCATACTTTTCTTTCCACGCGCTGGCGGCCGTTACACTGTCTTCAGCGGTCTGCAGTCTGCCGTTGAGTTCCTCGATTTTTTCCAGCTTATCCTTGTACCTGCTTTTTTCTACGAACTCATTGCCCACGGCTGTGCCGATAGCCTTGGCCAGCTTTCCGGTAGCCTCGGCGGAAATAGAGCCGTCTTCTCCTGTATAGGTCTTAATAATACTTTCAAAATCTGCCATAATTTACTACATCCTTTCTCGCTGTTACGGGCGCTACCCTAAGAATGCTTGTATAAAAACCGCCTTAGCGGGTTTTACCAAAAACAAAAAAAGCGCGGGCACCTACTCCATCTCTGGAATAAGTGTCCACGCTCGGACGTTCCACCGGCACGCTTACCGGCAGCAAATTGTTAAATTGTTTAAATCCTATAAAGCTCAGTCTTCAAGGGACTTTTGCAGGTTCTCTTCCATCTTTCGCAAAAGCTCCTTCACTGTTTCGAGATCATTCGCGTTTCTGGCGTCCTGCACATCCTGTAAGAGGAAACGAATAAACACCTTGAACTGCGCGTCGGTCATACCCATAATATTCCCCCTTTTCAAGCTTAGTCTTCCAACGTGGCCTGCAAGTCGGAGAGCAGATCTTCGAGCTTAGCACGCATACTCTCAATATCATCCTCCGCGATGGTCTCCTTTAGGTCACGGATAATCACACGCAGAAACCCTCCAAACTGCTTGTCGGGCTGTCCTATATAAGAGCCTCCCTTCGGTTGATATCTTTATTATACAAGAAAATCTCCCCCACGTCAAGGCTTTTCCGGTGGTTTTGCAGAGACTTTGCAGGCCTCCTCCCGCCTTATCCTCAACACCCTAACCCCCTCCTTTACCGGCACCAGCTCCACTCTGTCCCCCTTATGCAGCACCCTCTCTGCAGCCTTTATCTGCTCCTCTGTCAGCAAATTATCTACCTCCCAGCTCTCTTTTGATAATCCCTGTATACTGGTCCGTATGGTCCGCTACCGCGGGCTTTAGGTATGGCTTAGCACGCTGGCCGTAGGTCAAATGCCAGTTGCCCTTTGCGTCCTGATAAACCCAGGGGGTCTTCCTCCCGCCGGGGTAATACTTGCCCGTGCCCAGCTCTACATATACCGCATATTCGCTGTTAGTCCCGATGTACACTGCAAGTTCTTTTGGCTGTACCTGGTGGGCAATCGACCCACGCAGATTTCCCGTGTCTACCGGACACAGTTGTTTTGCATAGTTCTCCGCCGTGAGGCCACACCTTTCCAGTGCACGGAGACATGCCGCCTCTAGCTCCTCTTTGACATGGCCACTGTTATCGGTTAACCTTATTTTGTTTTGCATTTTTTGTTATCTCAACTTTCATGTTTAATTTATCACCTCAGCTTATCCAAAATCGCTTCACACAGCAAAATAACTGGCGTAATCTCACTTTCATTCTCCTGCACCTCTTCTGTGTATCTATCGCCCACCGCATCTTCGATTTGGACATAGTCCGCCTCTGAAAGGCGGGAAAAGTTCAAATTTAACCCTATGCTTTTCATAAAGGCAACCTGCTCTTTTGTAAACATTTAATCACCGTCTTCGTATTTTTTTCTGGTCTGTTTCCCTGTGGGCCAAACTGTTGTGATATTGCCAGTATCCGGGTTAATATTTACCGTCGCGTCAGCCCCGATAAATCTTTGGCTTCTCCTGCCCTGCTCATCCGTTTTCACCTCTCCAATATACAGCGGCTTTATGATAGCATCCAAAACGTCAGAATGAGAAACGCCTCGTTCGCTTGCTCTGTCAATTGTGTGCGCAGATATAGACTGAACTGTAAGGCCATTTGAAACTTGTGTTCCTATTATATCACTATACCGGCGTTTTTGCACCCATCTCCCCCACTCAACATAGGTCATATTCTCTATAACCACGCTCTCCCCGGTCTCCGGGTCCCTGGCCCGCCGCTTGGCGTCGCTCATATCCACCCCCTCTACGTCCGCAATCAGCGTGCATCGGCAGTTGTAGACGTTGGAGGGGTTCGCGCGTGGGTCCCCCGGAAACATGATGTCCCCCAGCTCTGAGTGAAAGGGCTTATCCGTGTCCTGCGTCTGCCCGTCAAGGGCACGGTGAGCGTGGCGGGTGCGGCCGTCCAGTGTAGCAAGCCACTGCTTTTTCAGATTAATGCCCATCTCTTGTGCGGCATGGTAACTGTCCATCCTTCCCGCGTTCTGTGCCCCGGTAACGGCGGTGCGCGCCGCCCGGATAGCGCTTGTGCGGTTCATATCGGGAATATTTGTCTGCAGCCGGTCCGCTATGTGCTTGATGCTCTCCCCCTGTAGGATACCGCTGGTCACCTGTGCCGTGATCTGCCGCTTGCCCCAGTTGAGGTCAATCCCCCGTTTTATCGCCCGCTTTGGCGGATAGTATGGCATTAAGTCCGGCTGCTGTACAATAAGCCGCTTCACCGTCTGCTCATCCCACAAGTCAAAGCCCACATCCTCCCCCGCCTGCTGCTCTATGGTATAGGCCGCATAGTTGCGGTTGAGAGCGTAAATCCCTGGTGTGCTGTCGTTTATGTATGCGGCGGCTACCTCATTTGCCTTTGTCATGCGCTCCGCTATACGGTCCCGCAGCGCCTCAAACCGCTCTCCACGCCCTATCTGGGCAAGACGCCACTGCTCGTACTGCCTCCTTGTTATCTTCCCCTCTCTATATAGCTTTAGCTGTTCTTCATCCCGCTTTTTGAAACTTTCAAAGTAAGACTTTATCTTTTTTGTCAGCTCCTCAGCCGCTCTCCTAAATTCCGCGGCTATACGGCGCTCTAGGTCCGCCAATTCTCTGTCAGTAAGCCGGTGGGCGTAGTCATGTTTTGCTATTATTCCTCACCCCTAATAATCGCCAGCGCCTCTTCCCGCGTTACCCCGATAGACGTGGTCAGAATCCGCACAGCTTGTCCCTCGGTGATGTCCCCACTCTTAAGCCCCTTAATGACAGTAATCAGGCTTGAGGTCTGAGATCCGTTTAAGGTCTTGCCCACAACGTCCTCCGCGGCGTCAATGGCCTCGGCGGTAGTGGGTGTATCTCCGTTTTCGCCGTCTCCACTGTCTTCTCCCTCAAACTTCCCCAGCTCCTCGGCCTCCATCTCCTCTAAAATGTCCTCCACTAGGTCAGAGTCGCCTAAGACCGCCAACAACTTTCGCACAATGTAAGCTTTTGGCACATATGGCGCAAGCATCAAAATAACCTGCACATCTTCCATCTGGTTCGCTATGCGGTTCCACACGAAGCTCGGTTCATCCTCTATGCCGTTAAGCTTTAAAAGCTGTTCTATGCAAGTTCTCAGGCAGTACTCAAAGTCCCCGCACTTATCGTCCATAGGCTGATAGGCCGCCCGTATCTCTGTGGCCGTCTTAGATGCGGCGGACAGGTCCGCCACATTGACTATTTGCGCGTCCTTGTATAGATCGGTCTCCAGCCGGTTCAGCATAGCTTCTCTTGCCGCTACAGGGATATCTAGCGTATGGGCCTCTACATCCGTCCCTTCGTCCACGTCTATCGAGGCGGCCCGCACCTTGCGCATACGGTCTAAAAACGCCGATATATCCACATCATCCATGCCGCCCGCATTTTTCAGAACCCAATAAAAGCCGCTGGTATCGTCTATCTCATTGGCAAATCCAGACTTGATAAAGTCATAGCAGTCAATCGATTCCCGCAGCCCCACAATCTCCGACTCTTTTAAATCGTTGGCATAAAGAGGGATAATCGGGAACCCTGGATAGTTTTCAAAGCTGTACATGTCTGGGCTAAGCCCATCGCGGCGGGCCTTTGGGTCCCCTCTTATGACAAGCTTATATCCGCGTTTTTGCTTAAACACACGGATTGGCTGTTCTGTTTGCTCAATATATTCCGTATATCCGTCGGGCTCATACAATGTAAAGTGGTTGCTCTCTGCTGTGCTCCAATATCTGACCCCGGCCGTCATCAGCCCGAAAATTCCGTCATATATAGGCGCAAAGCCCGGCCTTGTGGGCGTATCTGCAAAACCAAAGGCCTCTATATGGTCAAAGTTCCAGAAAAGAAATGACACCCCGTCTATCATGGCCCATTTGGCCGCCAGCTGAAATTGATTCTCAAAATCCCGTCCAAGTTTTTCCTTTGTGGCCGGATTGCTGAAGGTTATGCCATTTGACAGTACGTACTGGACCTGCTGAATCACAAACCGGCGAAAAAAGCTGGTCTTTAGCTTATAATTGGCGCTGAACAGGTCCGGCTGCGCCTGGCCGGTAAAATCATACAGAAGCTTTTGAAACTTCGATATAGTCACGTTCTGCTTTCTGTAGTAGGCCCCCGCGGCGGCGGCGACTCGATAAGCCGGACTGCTTTTGTGCTCGGATATAAGGCCGCGGATAAACTCCATTATCTTATCCTGGTTTTCACCACAGTTCAAAAGATCTTGATAGGTTTTGATATAATTCGCCTCCTCTATGCCGCGGGCTGGTATCTCTTTTTGCCCTGGCGCTTAACTAGCTTTTTGGTTCTCACAAAATATCTTATTGAATCCATGCAGTGGTCATTTTCCTTTACCACCGCGTCAATGCCTAAATCCGCGGCCTTGCTGTCCCAGCAGTACTGGCCAAACTCAACTATAGCTTGCTGGCAGTCCTTGTAAAAAGCAATCTGGTCCAACTTCAGCATAGTGCACACGTCCTCTATGCCGTTGAGCACGTCATTATCCGCGTCCTGCGTGTAAAAGCCCCGCCGCTTCAGCTCCACCTTAAGCGCGGCGGCAGACGGGTCTATTATCACCCTCTTGGGCACAATATCCACGAGCATAGAGCAAAGCCCGTCCACCAGCTCAGACACGGTAAGCTGACGTCTCTCCTGCCGTCCGGAGTAATACCACTCTCTTAAAGCTATCCAGCGCTCTGTGCCCTTTTCCCGCTGCCACAGGTGAAATACTGTGGCGTTCTGAATGCCGTAGTCGCAGGATACATAGCAGTCGCCCTCTGTCTTTGGCAACTGATGAAGAATATGGCTGTCTTTGAACATGGGGTATACTAACCCCTCCGCCGCCACCCATAGGCCCAAAATCCACCGGTCATAGTACACTGTACCCGCATACTCTTTCTTTAACTCATCAATAACTTTTTCGGGGAGCGCCCCGTCATCTATCACATAGCTCTGCTGAAATATGTCCGCGTCGCTGTCAAGGAAGGTCTTGAACCAGTGGTTAGGGTTTTCCGGGTTGCAGGTGCCGTCAAAGTGAGAGTGCTCACAGCGTAGGCGGCTCTTAAGCATCTGGAAGACTTCCTCGCTCCAGGTAGTCACCTCGTCGCCGTACACATACTCGAAGGTAGCGCCCTGTATGCGGGCTACATGTTTTTTGTTGTCCGCGCCCAGGGCGTATACCTTTTTGCCGAAGATATCAACAGTATTGTCGCTTCGGATATTTCCCACCAGCCCCGGCCAGTATGAGCGCATTGGCTCGAGTATGTTGCGCTCTAATGTTCCCCTCGTGTCGCCCATAAGTACTAAAAGGCCCTCGCCTTTTGCCGCATTTATCCTCTTTGGAATAGTAACCGTATAGTCAACAAAGCTCTTTCCGCTGCCGGTCGCCCCTGTTTTTATATTCCATCGGTGATTGCAGCCGGTTAAAAACGCCTTTTGCTTCTCAGTCAATGGCACTCTTGATACCCTCCAATAGGGCCCGGGCCCTTTTTAGAGTCTCCGAGTCGCCTGGGACCTCAGGCTTGTCACGCCACTTATCCGGGCGGCGGTTTTTAAGCCAGAAGATCTGCGCCGTGGTATCTCCGCTGATTGCGTTTTTAAAAAGCGCATTTTCTACCTCAAAATCAACCACCTCTTTTCCCTTTTTTAGGGCGCTTAATATGTCCGAAAAGCGCTTCTTCCACTCGCTGAGTGTGGACCTGCTAACGCCCATTTTCTTGGCAATGTCTTCTTCCACAAGGCCCTCTCTCGCCCAGCCCTCCAAAAGGGTAAGCCCGTCAGGCGTCCGCCAATACTCATATTTACCCACCCTGCCCATCCGGCCCTGCGGGTGTCTTGCTGCCATTAGCCTCACCTCCTTAGTACTCTCTACCCTCAAACCTCATTGAACCCCCGGAAAAGGAGATATCGCACAGGTCAAGGTGGTCAAAGCTGATCTGTGCCCCGTCCTCACACTGCAGGGTCAAGTTCCATTTGATTTCGCTGCACATCGGGACCTTATAGCTCTCAAGCTTTACTAAGTCTCCAGTGTAATCCTTGTATGATACTTTCATTTTTAAATCCTCCCTTTTAGTTGTGATATTATTGTTTTGCGTAAAAAGCGGTTCGTGCCACGGCGGCACAGGCGGCACAGGTGGTAAAATATCTGGTAAACTGAAAGATTGATAATTACTAAAGCTGCACGGTAAATTATGCATTGTGGCCTCCTTTTGGTTTTGCAAGTGATGTGTTTATTAAAGGCATATAAGATACTCCCAGCATATCAATAACGGCTTTATTGATCTCTATCTGTGCCGCTTGCAGGCGTAGGTTGTCGTTTTGGGCCTTAAGCTGCCATAGCGTGTGTTGGGGATTATCCGCGCAAAAGCTTTGCGGCATATTGCAGCGCTCTCGTGCGAGCATGTATCGCTTATGACTTTCATCCAAAGTTGTTGTTTCAACTATATCTGCCTCAGAAATCTCGCGGACGTTTCGCCTCGCCTTGCTTATCCACTCCCTAGTGCCGTCTTTGTTGAGTCTGAGTCCATCCAGGCCCCACCAGAGAATAAGCGTA